CTTTGGTATTCTAAGCGTTTCGCTTAAAATATCCGAATTGTTGCCACCTTATGGTGGAGGCGGCGGGAGTCGAACCCGCAACCGAATCCGCAAAAGCATTGATATTACAAGGTTTTTTGTAACTCATCTGCAATTCCGTCTACAATTTACTTTTCCAGTTTGCGCATGACGCTATTATAGACGCGCTCGTTTACAATTTTCAAACTGTCCATCAGCTCGTCCATGATCTCCCACGCCTTGTCCGGCGGAACATCTGCCACTGCGCGCAGAAAATCGCTGTCGCCGTATGTTTCGACGTTGACCGGCGCGGGCGCTGCAGAGTATGCCGTTGGCAAAGCTCTCTCCCTGATGCCGCTTTGCTGGTCACGGATAGCATACAGCACAGCAAGGCGCTCATAGTTTGTCCAGCTTGATTCTTCCGTTTCAAGGCGAGCTATCCAGCGCTTGACCTCGTTCTCGTCGACCATAGGGGCGCACCCCCTTTAGCCCTCAATCGTGTCCATGCAGCGCTGGATGGCTCTGCGGATGCTTTCATCGTCGGCGTTGTCCAACATTTCCTGCAACTGGCGTTTCATGTTGTCGATGCTGCCATCACGGGAATAGTGGCCGCGCACGTAGTGCGTGCCGCGTCTGCCTTTGCCGCGCATATCGTACTCGTCGCGGCGGCTGGAATAGCCATCTTCTTCCATCGCTTCGATCTTGTCGATGTTCTTAATGGTATCAGTCAGCTTATGCACGATGTCAAGGTCACCTGCGCCAAGCTCACCCTTGCGAGTGATTTCTTCCAGCTCCTTGCAGAGCATGTCGCGCAGATCATACATAGATTTCATACCCATTGTTCATTCTCCTTTCAGCTCACGCGGTCGATGGTCAGATTGCTGTTGGCAAAGCTAACCGCCTGCGCGCTTGTGTTCTTCGCCGCTACCGTCACACAGCAGCCGCGCGGCACTTCCACGATGGCGCTGACATAGACGTTAAAATAGTTATCCACCGCAGCGGGTGTAACGGTCGCCGTGGCGCTATTGAGCTCTTCGCCGTTGACGGCAAGCGCCGTGGTGATCGCGCCTACCGTTCCCCCTGTGGGAACGGCGATGTTCGCGCCAAAACCCACCTTAAAGCGTGCCTTGCACTGCTGCGTCAGTCCACGCAGGGTGACAAGTCCGCTACCCTCGCGGTGGACGATGCAGGGCTTGCCGCAAGCCGCCGTGGAGACCATCGGCACATTCTGGCCAGCGGGGACGACTGCGATGCCGGGATTTACATATTCAGCCATATATTTCAGTCCTTTCTAAAAATACAGCGGCGGAGCTATTGCCCCGCCGCGTTTGTCGTAGTATCGGCACGGGGCCGAACATTTTGTTGGCATCAACAAAACATCACCAACAAAAAGCTATGCTATGCAGTTGTCAGCAGCCGCAACCCTGATTGAAGCCGCAGCCGCACCCAGTATACTGATACGGGGCCGGAACGGAAAACGAAGGAACGGGACGCGGATTGTAATACGCGAACTGTGCGCTAACATAGTTGCGCATATCAAGCGTCTGAGCCGACTGAGAGGCCGCGAGGTCAGCAGCAAAAAGACGCTGGTTCTGTTCAGCAATCTTCGCGTCCTTCGCAGCGATCTCCTGCGCAGTGAGACGCTGATCAATGCCGCGGAAACCGCTGTTCATCGCGTCGATAATGTCGCGCGTCGCGTTCTGCACGGTGTTGCGCGTGTCGCACGCCTGCGTCGCCATGTCATAGCGCACCTGCGCGATAGCCGCGCGATTCTCGCAGCAGCAATTAGCAGCCTGCATCTGCATGGCGTTGAGCTGCTGCATGAGAGCCGCCTGCTGGTTTGCGCGGGACAGCTCGGCATTGCCGAAGCCGCTGTTGATGGCCTGTGCGGTCGCAGCAAAGCCGCCAGTAATGGCATTGTTCAACGCAAAGGTGGAATCGCAAATGCCATTTGCAATACTGTCGAGCTTGCGCTCAACGCTCGCAAAGTCAGATGTCAGAACGTAGCCGTCCATCACACCGCCGCCGTTACCGTTGCCAAATCCGTTGCGGCCCCAGCCGAAGAGGAAAAGAACGATAATCCAGATCCAGTTGTCGCCCCACATACCCATACCGCCGCCGTAACTGTTCGCGGGGGCGACCGGCATAGTCATCATGGGAGTACCATCAGAAAGAGACATGTTATCTCTCCTTTCATAAATTTTATTTATCAAATCGTGGCCACGATAAGATCAATGGAATAAATGCTCGAACTGCTTCGCCATCGTTTGCAGTTGGTTTAACTCCTGCTGGCTCATAGCGCCAGATTGCAGGAGCTTATTGACTTCTTCTTTTGGGTTTCCCTGAAAGCCGCTTTGGAACTGTTGGAATTTCTGCTTAAGCTGCATCAGCTCACCCATCGGCCCCGGCATCTGCCCGCCGCCCAGCGCGGCCATAAACGGATTACTCATCGTCCTCGTCCTCCTCGACTTTGCGCTTCTTTTCGCCCTTTAACTCGCCCACAAGTGCCGCCAGACGGTCGAACTCCTCGCGGGTGACAAATTCCGCACCCTTTTCCTGTGGCGCTGTACGGGGCGTTTCTGCGCGTTCTACGAGATCGTAAATCTTGAGCGTCGGCTTGCCGCTTGCGTCTGCCTGCTTGAGGTACACGGTGGGGGCGGTGGAATCCCACAACGCCACGGCGGAGTTGGGCGCGATCAGGTAGCCTCTCGCCTCCTGCTCGCTGCTCACCCACTGCACGCCGCCCTGCGCGATGGGGTTCTGTTGCACTGGCTGCGGCATAGACTGCTGCATGGGCGGCATCTGTGGCTGCTGCATCTGCCGCATCTGCATGAGGTTGTCCGGCATCGGTTGCGGATAATAGGGGTTGAAATAGGGATATGCCATGTTCATTCCTCCGTTTCTTTGACCCAGTAATAAAGCGGGATTTCGTTTTCGCTGTTCCAGCTGTCATAGATCACGCCGTTTTGCACGCACACCACATGTCCAGAGAGAGCGAGGATATAGGTACCGCGTGGGTGCTCGTCGGCAAACTTACCGACCGTGTAACAGTCCGGGCAGGTGTCCGGTATGATGTATCTCCGGTAGCTTAAAGACCGCAGATACGCGCCCCAACACGCATTTGCATTGGGGAGGTCACCGTTTAAGTACCCCTGTATGCACAGCGACAAATAAACTTCGCCCCAGTCCTTGCCGGTCGCCTTGCAGATCGCGCGCACGGTGCAGTCCGACACGTTGCGTCCCGCCGGATTCGGGTTGAAATAGCTATACATGGAAAAGCTCCGCAAAGTAGACGTATGTTCTCAGCTCGTCAGGGTCAGGAAAAAGCGCGAGAATGTCCATCGCCATTTGCTCGGTAAACCCACAAGCTAAAAGTCGTTCGTACATCTCGCGCACCTTCTTTTGTTGCCTCAATCATACCGTGGATCGCGCCCCGCAAATGGTCATCGTTTGGTCATTATTTGGTCAAAAAATATTTTGCAAAAAGCTCAAAAAGCTCTTGACTTTACGCCAATATTGGCGTATACTAAGCACATAAAGCAAGAGGGAAACCCTCGGGAGGAAACAAAAATGAAGTACAACAAGAGTGAGATCATGAAGAGCGCATGGAACCTTTTTAAGATGTCTCAAAAGTGGGCCGATTCCCTCGCTTTCTCCGAGTGCCTTCGCCGCGCATGGGATAACGCCAAGCGCACCCTTGAAGCCACCAAGAAGCTGATGTCTAACGGCTGCATGAAGGTCATCAACGGTTCTCGCCTCGGCCTCATCCGCGCTATCGCCGCTGACTATACGATGGGCTGGATCGTGACCGGCAAGACCTACGCCGCCCGCAAGGAGCTCAAGGCCGCAGGCTTCCGCTGGGATCCGGAATCCCGCAACTGGTTCACCACCGACCGCAAGGTCGCTGAGTATTTCTGCTGATAAGAGAGGAGACCAATCATGACGACTTATTACGTGACCGCAGATCTTGACCGTGCGCCGACGGAGCAAGAGGCAAAAGAAATCGGCGTCCCCCGCGCAAAAATCTATCTTGGCCGCGTTAAGGCCATCATCTGTGCCGACAGCATCAAGGACGCTTGCGCGCGCGGGCGCAAATGCATCGAAGGGTGCATCCAAGAGGGACGAACGATCAGCAACGTCGGCTGTATGCCGGTTGCAGACGCTAAAAAGCTGGGGGATGACGAGATATACAAAGGCTACCCCACAACAACGTGGCTGCTGTATTACCGTCTCAAAAGCGGCATGACACAGGCCGAGTTATCGAAAAAATCCGGCATCTATATCCGGCAGATCCAGAAAGTTGAATCCGGCGAAATCGAGACGGGCAATATGGCTGCAAAAACCTTATTTGCGCTCGCCGACGCGCTGGGTGTGGATATAAGTGAGCTGCTGTAATGGGCACGTATGACCTAACAGGGCAGACTTTTGGGCATTGGACTGTGCTTGAGCCTGCGGAGCCGGATAAATACGGTCGGGCAAAATGGCTCTGCCGATGCGATTGCGGCGAGGAACGCGTCGTGACTGCCAGCAATCTCCGTCGGGGTGTCAGTACGTCATGCGGCCATACCCGGGGCGAAAATCACCGAAAGAATCTGATTGGACAACGCTTTGGGCGGTTGACTGTGACGCGTTATGTGCGCTATTCTTCGACCGCGAATAGCTCAATATGGCGGTGCCATTGTGATTGCGGCAAAGAGACCGACGTATCGGGCAGGAATCTTATGGCCGGGCATACCACGTCCTGCGGCTGTGCTATGGCAGAGGCCCAGCAATCCCCAGCCGCTCGAGTTAAGGCGCTGCTGGAATCCCCGTTGACAGGGCCATATGAGACCAATATCCGTGCAAAATGGTATCGAGTATCAAACGGTGCTCGTGAGTGGGAGATCAAAAACTTATCGAAATTTGTCAGAGATCATGTGGAGCTGTTTGGCATTGACCCAGAGGATAAGTATGAGGCCAAGCGTACGGCCAAGATGCTGTATGACGCGTCATACAATCACTGTCGGTGGCACGGATGGACGGTCATCCAACTTGGACCGAACGAATACAAAGAGAGCACCGATTAACCTCGGTGCTCTCTTTGTCCGTCTGCGATTTTTTTGTATGCCCGCCTGCGGCAGCGGTTGACCGCCTCCGGCGACAGGTGCAGCGCTGCACACACTTGCGCGTAGCTTTTGCGCCGCACGTCGCACTCGATAAGGCACGCCGCCTCGTCCGCTGGCAGCTCAAACGATAAGATATACGCCACAGCCCGCTTGGGGGCCATAGAGGATAATTGCGCGCGGATTGACCTGTGCTGACTGTCCATGCCCGTGTAGGGCTTGCAGAGGCGCTTGCGCGTGGGCTTTCGCCGCCCGCTCCTTCCTGGGCCCAAATCGGGCACCGTTATTTTGCCGCTCTCTGGATCATCGTCACGACTTCCTGTCGCGTGATAAGTCTCTGCGGCGCGCTGCCGTCCGTGATACTCGCAGCCTTTGCCTCCGCCCAGTCCTTTGCCGCCCATGAAGAGACGGGCTTCGTGCCGAGCTGCGCAAGGTAAGCGTCCATCATCCGGTTAAACGTTGTTTGATCCATGTACTCCTCCATTTCCGGCGGGTACTTGCCCGCCAAGATCATGCTCCCTGTGTATCGCATATGGTCGTCCCACTGGAAATGCGGCTTGTCCGGGAATTTCTTCCAGTCGCCGCCCCACGAAAAGCCGACCTGCTTGCCGATCTGCCCGCAGCGGGCGAAGAACGACGGATCGTCGTACTCATGCCCCTTGACGTTTTTGCAGATGTCAAACGCCAGCCCTGCTTTGACGCTGTGAAAAGTCGGGCGCATCGCGTCTTTGTGGGCGTAGCCCTTGCTCACAAGATAGCGCTGGTAATCGTCGTCGCGCACCGTGTCCGTGACTTTGGCGGGCAAGCCCGCCTGCTTGCACAGGTCCAGAAAGATAAGGCAATTTGCCCGCACGTCCGCGCGCAGATACTTAATATCGCCGCTTTTAAGCATCGCTGTCACCCTTGCTGTCGATCACGTCCTGTGCCTTCTGCGACTGCGTCCCGAAGTAGAACGCGATGATGACCGCATAGATCGTCATGAAGTCCTGCGAGATGTTGCCCGTGACGGCCATGTACGCGAAAACTCCCGTTAGCACCAGCGTCACGATGCTCTTGACGCTCATCAGGTTCGCCAGTCTCTTGTGAATCAGTTCCATGTTATTCGTCCTTTCCTTTGATTTTGATTCCAGCCAGCAGGCCGAGCTCTGCCGTCCACGCGGCGAACCACGCGACGTTCAGGCTGTCCGGCACTACCTTGTCATGCGCGGTCAATACGAGCACCGCAATACAGTACCAGCAGAGGTTGAGCACTGCCGCGATGATGTACTTATCCCGCTTTCTCAGTTTCTTCATAAAGCAACCCCCGCCAGCAGCCACGCGATAAACGCGCCTGCCAGCGCCGCGAGAGCCTTGTCGACCAGCCCGTCCCAGCGTTTCCCCGCCTTACCCGTGATGGCTTTCACGTCCTCTTTGATCTCCTTGACGTCTCCCTCGACGGTCTCCTGCTTGGTCGCCAGCACTTCGACCGACGTTGCCAGCCTGTCAAGCGCCGTTTGGTGCTCCTGTAACTCATTGATCCGATGCGTATTGCTCTTGCATCGGCTTTCGATCAGAGCGATCTCTGCGTCATCGTAGTGCTTTGCATTATCCATATCCCGCTCCCTTTCTGCGGTCTTAGACCGCCGTGAAATAGTTCCCTACCAACTCGTGTGGCAGATACTGCAAGACGATCTTCCCGCCCGCGGCCTCGCCGGTACGCTCGCACAGGTATAGCTTAGTGTCTTCGGGGTCTTTGTAATAAAGACCATACTCGTACTCCATGCCGCGAGCGGCCGGAATCGGGTCATCTTGAGTACCCGCGTGGTCGACGTTGATGATCGTCCACATGGCAGGGGTGGAATGCGGCGGCCAGTTCTCTTGCGTGGTGTGGCCCTGACCTTTGTTGACGCGGTAGACGTGCAGCACGCCGCTTTCGTCCGTATCACTGCGGCGGTCGCCGGGCTTGACGGTCTCGCCGATGTGATCCGCCCAGCGCGGGAACAGCTCGGGCGACTTCGCCGCCTCGCCGTCAGAGAGCGACGCGCTGGCCTGTTCGATCATCGGTCGCAGCCTTGCCGCGCGCTGCGGCGTGATGCTCTGACCGACCAGCGCCGTTACGGTCGCCTCCGAAAGCTCGGATTCCGTGGGCTTTCCCATCTTGATACTCACCGTGCCGTCGCGGTGGTCAGTGATGTCGCCAGCAAGGGTGTACTCGCTGTTGTCGTACTCGTTGACGACCTCTTTGGTCTCGCCCGTGGGCTGGCCCTGCTCGTCCAGCACGTCCTGCGTCTCGCGCTGCACAATGCTCCACGGGGTATTGTCGGGCAACAGTGCCACTACGGCGTCGTAGGACATGGTCAGATAGATGGTTTTGGTATCACGGCCGTTCCAGTTGCGGTCAACAAGGTTGCCGTTGACCGTAGCGGGATATTCCGTGTTGTTGACTTTTACGTAGATACTCATGTGCTGCTCCTTTCTTATTGCGGCGTGGCGTTGGCTTGCAGCCACGTCAAGAGATCACCGGTGGGTAATTCATCAAAAGTGATGGTGCGGTATACCTCCCCCTGCCAGCCGTTTCGGTAGGCGAGTTCCCTGGTCTCGGTAATCTTTCTATAGTAGATTAAAGTTCTTACACCGTAAGTGTCGTCGTAGCCTCGGATAAGATGGTCGTAGGTAAAGCCATAATAGCCAGACACAAAGCTGACAGCAATCCCGCTACTATACCCCCAGAAGTTGTCTGGCTGCGACGTTATATCAATGGTTTCGTTGAAGTACCACGTCAAGCTCACATCCGGCTCAAAGTTGATGTCATCCCCCGTACCCGCGATAAGCGTCCTGCCCTTCTTGATGCTGTACACCGTGCCTCCCACCATACACTTACCGCCCTTCACTTCGTACACCGTGCCGTTGACGAGGGTTTTTGGTAATGTAGGGGTTTTACTTTTCGTCGTAAAGCTTCCGGATTTATCGTACTGCGATCCTGCTGTCACCCAACCCCCGGACGTATTTTTGTAGTAGAGTGACGCGCTCCAGTTGTACGTTGTCCCCGGCGTCAGCCCCGTGATGTCGAGAGAAAAAGTGTTTTCGCCTCCGCTTGTCTCCGGCGATAACGCAGAAAATGTCCCGACGCCGCTGACGGCAACGTCCATGCGCCGCTGACCTTTATAGCGGCTTGACCCTCCGGAAAACTTTCCGACTGCGTGGGCGATAGTCCCGTTGCTAGAATCCGGCGTTATCTCTACAGTAAATGTAGCCATTTCCGCCTCCTTAGCCGTACACCCAGTTGATCGCGTAGTCCTCGGTGGGCGTGGTCTCCGTGCTCACGAGTGTCTGCTTGACAATGTTGCCGGATGCGATATAGTCGCTGCCGCGCGTCGCCGCCACCAGCCCGCCTGAGCCGTTGCCCTTGAGAATGTTGGTCGTGGATGGAACTGTTGGAACACTGACCGTGACCGCGCCCGTCTTACCATTGACCGACGTGACAGGATACGGTGGTGGATTGTTCTTACTGTACTGCTTGACGTTGTCCACATTGCCGAGGCCTACATCTCCCTTTGCAAGGCTCACCGCGCCTGTCTTACTGTTGACGCTTGTAACCGGCGCACTTTGCAAGGCACTGTCAGCCTTGCCCAAACTCGCCTGCACGTCGCTTGCAAGGTCGGATTTTGCCACCGTGGACTTAAAAGCCAGAGTGCCGAGGTCGGCGAACCACTTCGCGATTTTGCCGAACAGCACGGAGAGCTTTTCACCCGTCGCAATATTTGCGCGGGTTCTCGCTGCCGTGAAAGCCGCCGTGACATTACTGCCGTCGCCGGTCTTGTCCAGCTTATTGACGAGCGCCGAGTACACGCCGCCGGACTGTACGGGGTTCGCGCTGCCCTGCGTAGGCGTTGCGTCGGTAGTTACCTTGACGTCCTTGATAGCGTTGTCAATGTATGAAAAGATGTCCTGGTGCTTGTTTTGAGGGTCATACACTGAGGCCAGCATGTCACCCGTACCAGCACCAGAAGCGCCACGGCAATAGCCTGCGTCATAGCTCGTGCCGTTCGACAGCGTCACGATAAGGTGATAGTCGCTCTGCCGGATGGTAATACCGGTAATTGTGGGAGCATCCGTGCCGGGGCTGCCCTGCGGACCTTGGATGCCCTGTTCACCCTGTGGGCCGGTGTCGCCTGTTGCACCTTTTTCGCCGGTTTCACCCTTGTCACCCTTTTCGAGCACAAGGTTGAGCACCTGATTTGGGGCTTCTCCGGTAATGGTCGCGCTCGCCACCTTGCCGGACGTGACCGAGCCGATGGTCAGCACGTTTGCGGGGCCTGCGGGGCCTTGGGGGCCGGTCGCGCCTGTTGCACCGGTCTCACCTTGTATGCCTTGTTTACCCTGCGGACCGGTCGCACCCGTCGCACCTGTCGCACCGGTGTCGCCCTTGCTGCCCTGCGGGATGCCAAGCGCCAGCGTACCAGTCGACTTATCGTAGGTCGCCGTTGCCAAACTTCCTGCGGGCAGTGTTGTCACCGTGACCGATACAACGCTCAGCGTGACGAAGTCCAGCAGCGTTGCGCCTTTGAGCTTTTTCGCTGTGCCGCCCTGCTGCAAAACAAAAAGATCTTCGTTGGTGATTTGTGTTGCTTGAGTGAGGTCGGAAATTGCTTTATCAGCCATCTGTTACCTCGCTTTCCGTCTCGGCAGCTTTCGCGGGCGGCTCTGCGGGTACGTGCGCCGCCTGCTGGTCGAGCCGCTCGAGGATCGCATATGCCTGCCGCAGCTCTCCCTTGACCTTTGCCATCTTCTCCGCGTCGTTCGCGGAGATCATCACCAAAGACAGCGTATTAAATGCGCTGTCAAGGATCTGCATTGCCTGCTTTTTCATAGTTCCTCCTTATCCCGACTCCCACCAAGAGTCGGTGTAGATTTCTGCGTTGTAGGGTCTCCACATGTCCGTGTAGATGTACGGCGTATACGCTCGCCACATATCCGTGTAGATGTACACCGCGCCGCCCGTAGTGCCGCCCTCTGTGGTAAACGATCCGCTGTCGGAATAGCTGGTCTCCACCCATTGATTGAGGTTGGTGTCCCAATAGCAGAGCACTGCCTCCCAATCGTAGGTTTTGCCGGGGGTAAGTCCGTCGAACGAATCCGTAAACGTGTTGTTCGCGCCGGAATCCTCGTTCGAGGTCAAGTAATACCCGTAGCCCAGAATGCCGGTCACGTAGATCGCACGCGCTCGATTATGGTAGCTGTCTCCGTAAAACGTGCCGTTGAGGACAGCTGTCGTTGACCCCGTCGCCGTAACGCTAACACTAAAACTTGCCATGCGTCACCTCACTGACGAAGGAAAAACAGTTTCCCCCAGTTACCGGCCGGTAAGATATTTCCGTACATCTGGCTACCGATATACAGCTCGCCGCCGCCGAGCGACACAATGTTGTTGGACAGCGTGATAAATCCACCGTAGGCGCCGCTGGCTTTTAGGTATACATTGGTCGCCGATTCCAGCTTGATACCGCCATAGAGGGTTTTGATGCCGACACCGTAGTCAACGTTCGTCTCCACAAGCGAAATTTCGCCCACTTTGGTATTGCTGTTTGCCAGGAGTTCCACCGTCTGGCCTCGTAACTTTTGCGCTGTGATAGAGGTCCCGTCGATGTACGTTGCGATCGCACTATTGACCTCGTTTGCGTTCAGGCCCGCGTTGTTGTCGACGTAGGTCTTCGTAGCATAATTCGAGCCGTCCTTGAGATCGCCGACGCGGATGCTGCCGGTCTGGATTTGGTCGGCTGTCAGCGTACCCTTGATATTCGCCGCATCGACGTACAGATTATCCGTCTTGATGCTGCTGCCGTTGATCTTGGTCGTGCCGCTCGCGTCCGTCACCGTCAGGCCGTCCAGCGTGGTTTTGACCTCAGTGTACTTGCCGTCGATGCCCTCGACCTTGAGCATGATCTCCTCGCTGGTCTTGGTGATCGTTGTTCGTGTCTCGGCAATCTTACGGTTGAATTCCTGTGTGATGTACCCCTCAGCCGGATATTCGTCTTCCATCTCCGCTTCTCCGGGGGAAGAAATACCCGAGTATCCGCGCCCATCATCAGAGAGTTTAGACAGTGGCGAATAAATGCCACCAACCGTCACACCATCTCCCAACTCTGCCGCTGGATCGATGTTTGCTGCGCCTGCTTCGTAAGCCTGATACCGGTAGCCTTTCATGGTTTGCAGCAAAGCATTTACCATTGGCTGCGTTGCGTGAGGGCAGCTTGCAATAACTTCCATGCCGGTATCATCGCCCGCCGTCAAACTGTTCTCGTCATCCACAAGCAGCGTCACACGGGAGATAGGCTTATACTTGCCATTGTTGGCAAAGCTTGTAATGTCGCCGCCGACGTAATATTTATCAGACAAGAATCCTCACCCCTCCAAACGTGATAGCGCTGCCCGCTTCTGTAATGAGATAGTTTGTCTCGCTCGGCATGGACAACAACGGAATAAGCAACAGTTTCCCCGCATCGGTGATAATCCAATTCCCGCCGTGCGCCGCTGCGATAAAACATAGCTCATTGCGGATGGTGTAATCATTTGCGGGGTAGTCGATGGTATATGAGCTATTGAGCACTGTGCGGCTGTCCAGCTCCACGCCCATCAACTGGCAAAAGATGTTTACAGCGTCAGGCATAGTCATCGGAAAGTTAAGCGACTGGTCTGGATCCCATACAACGTCAGCCTTTCTCATAGCGTCGTATGCTTCGAGTTCCCAATAATCCCCATCGCAGGAACGACGGTTGGTAAAAAACACGCCTTTGGGAATCCAGTCTGTCGCCTGATTTCCATTAACAAGCCTGAGATAACGCTTGATCGTCGCGGCGCGCGGTACGTTGTTCGCATACAGTGCCAGTTTTAAGGTTGCGCAGCAGGCGTTCCCGATGCCGAATTCTTCAAACAACTGCGATTCGACAGAATGCGACACTTCTGCGTCTTTGCCATATTCCGTGCCCGCAACGTCAAATTTATACTCTCGTTCTGTGCCGTGCTTGTGGAGCAGCTCGCGCCACAGCGCACTTGTTGTCTGCCCCATATTTACACCTCAATCAAGTTAAACGTCGCGCCGCCCCACACCTCATTGTCGTCCGCTGCTTCTTCAAGCGTGCATTCCATCGACGAGCAGTAAAACGTGCTGGTTCTGACGCCATGCAGATCGAGATACTTGACCGTGCACGTTGTCTTATTGAGGTCATCATCGAGCTTTGCCAGCTTATCGCGAGGCATAGAGCGCGTTGTATAGCTCAGTTTCCGCTTAGTGGTAATCTTGTCGCGGCGCATTTTCCCGTCTTTTGTGCGGGTCGTGTTGTCGCTGTCGAGGTCGTTGCGGCTCCACCCATATCCCTTTGTGGCGATAGCATCGGAGTAGTCCGTGCCGTTAATAATAAGGACTTCCATGTTACCCCTCCTTAGTACAGCAGCACGGGCTTACCCGCTGCGCGCGTCATGTTGTTGATGTTCTTCACGGTGCTGCGTGCGATCTCCTTACCGTCGAGCTGCACCACAACCGTGGTTGTGCCGCCGCCCGATTCTGCCATTGCCTGCTTAAATGCATCGACCATCGTAGCAAGTGGCGTTTCGATGTTCGTTCCGCTCTTTTGGTCACCCAGTACAGCGAGAAATTCCTTGTTGGGTGGGATGACTGCACCGCGAGCCAATGCAGGAGCGGAGACACGGCTAATCGAAGGAGCGCGAGAAGGACTTCCAAAGCCGCCACTTCTGGTCCCAAATCCTCCGCTTCGGCCAGAATTCGATTTTGCAATAGAATTCTGCGCTTCAACAAATTTTTTTCCGAACCAGCTAACGGCATTAGCCACCCACGTTTTTACAGCCTCCCATGCGGCTTTTAAGCCGGACAAAAGGCCGTCAATAATCCTTCGACCTAACGCTTTCCAGTAATCAGCAGTAAAAAACTTCGAAACGCTGGTATTCCACCACTGTTTAATGTTCTGCCACATTTCTTTAAGCTTGGTAAGAAGTGCACTCCAATCCAGATCAGATGCAGCGGCAATAGCCGCGCCGCCAGCAATCATCATCCCAATGCCAAGTGGAAGATTTGCGCCGGAGAAACACAGAACCGCACCGATAGCGATAAGCGAGACGCCAATCGAACCCATAAGAGATTTGATTGCGGCTTTTGTCTTTTCGGGGGCTGTGTTCCAGTTCATGGCGACCGACGCCGCAATAGATGCTGCACCCGCAATCATTAACCCAATACCGAGAGGTAAGTTTGCTCCCGAAAAGCAAAGCACTGCGCCGATGGCAAGCAAGGTCATTCCGAGCGCCATCATTAAGGCCGACAATGTATTTTTTGTTTTGTCGTTTACTGCATTCCAGTTCAATGCGACTGCCGTTCCCAGCATAGCCGCGCCTGCCAGCATAAGCCCAATGCCGAGGGGGATGTTTGCGCCAGATAAACACAAAATTGCACCAATGGCGAGGGCAAAAAGGCCCAGCACCGAAAGCACATTTGTCAGTGCAGCTCTAAGGCGGTCAGACATTGCGTTCCAGTTTTCTTTAATAAGTGTAACAAGCCCAATCGCGCCCGCCGCCATAAGTGCGATTCCGAGGGGGATATTTGCGCCGGAAAAACACAGAATTGCGCCAAGAGCTAAAAGCGCGCCGCTAAGGTATGCCGTAAGCTCGTCGATCTTTGCTTTGTACTCGTCGGTCGTAAACTGTTCAAACACGGGAGAAAGCCGATCTGCAAGCGCAGCCGCAGCGCCGCCTCCACTGCTTGATGTGGAAATCGTGTTGATCTCGTCAAAACTAGCAAGATTCCCTTTTGCTTCTTTTGCCGCCGAACCGACGCTACCGATAGCATCTGCTTCTTTATAAAGTCCTTTTGCCGCCGCTTCTGATTTTTTTGCCGTTGTTCCAAAAAGCATCGATACAATGTTTGCAATAACGCTGATAACCTTTGTAAGGATGTTCACAAGCGCTGTAAAGGCGGGAACAATTACACTTAATAGCGGTTGTGCCAAAGTGAGCAACGCGCCCTTTAAGCGTCCAATAGCTTTTGCGGCTTCGTCATTTACTTGGATGACTTTCCAGACATAATCACGAACAACGGATAATGCCCTTGTAATAAGAGTAAACACAAACGCCCTGAGAGCGAGCTTCTTTACTCGGTTAACGAAGCGGGACATGTATTCGTCGGCTTTTTTAGTCGCCTCACCCATCCCGAAAACACCGTTTTTTGTGCTGGAGATTTTTTCGGAAAGCTCCCCCGCTTTTGTCTTCATCTTATCGAGATTTGCCGTATCGGACTGAATTGAAGCGTCCATCTTCTCAACTTTAGCTGTAACGGCGTCATACTCTTTTTGCAAAGATTTCACAGTGCTTTCCTGTGCCTTGATGGAATCCGCCGTAAAAAACTCTTTGCCGCTGTGCATTGAATCAAGCGTCGCTTTTGCCGCATCGAGATTTGCCGCGATTTCTGCCGACTGCTTTGCCAGCGGCATTTTGTCTTGCTGTTTCTGGTAAATTTTATCGTTAAGCGTGTCGATTTTTTTAACCAGTTTATTCAGTTCTTTTTGAGCGTCTTTGTCGTCCAGATCCACGCTGAAAACTACCGAACCGTCCGCTGCCATAAAATCACCACCTTGCTTTTAGTTTTTTGCTGTGATATGGTAAAAGAACCGTATTTAATGGGAGGGAAATAGAATGAAAGCATTGAAAAGAACCTTGTTATTCCTTGTTGTCTTCTTTGCATCGTTTCTTTTGATCCTAATTGTAGGAGTTGCTACAACGCCAGAAGGCCAAGAAACTATGCCAGTATGGGTTGGCGTTGCCCTTCTAACAATACCTATCCCATTAGGGATTCTGGCCGTTAATAAAGCCGTACCGCAGACTTATGACGAAAAGATTAAAATCCAAACAGTAAAGTGCAAGCTACAACTTGTCGGCGGGCTTGACCTTGCAGCAGGGTCTATCTGCTCCGCCATGTGCTCCCCAGAATCTATTTCATTTTCAGCGAGCGGACAAACATTTACGCTTTCGCCAGAAAAGCTAATCGATGTGTCTGTTATGACACCGCAGGATATCCAGACCCAATACGTTTCAAGCGTCGGCGGCGCAATCGCGGGCGGTATTTTACTTGGCCCAATCGGCGCGGCGCTTGGAGGGTCAGCACAGAAGAAGAAAACGAAAATTGTCCGTCAGTACCTTATCTTTGCATATCAGGCTGATTCAGAAGTTAAATACATTGTATTTGACGTGACCTCTGCACCTCAGAACGGGAAGAAAATCAGCAAAATTTATGCGTACTTAAAGAAAAATGAAAACAAACAAGTCTCTCTTTAATTTCAACCGGCTCATTCGTGAGCCGGTTCTTTTTTCCCCAACCATGCACTAAGCGTATCCGCTTCTTCTTTCGAGACCTTTTTCGGGATATCGACCACATCTTTATTGCGTCGGTAAAATTCTCGGTCTGACTTGTCTAAGGGTTTTCCTTTCGCCTTTAGTTCTCGAATGCGGATGACTTGCGCAAAGAAGCAATCGCCAATTTCCATATAAGCAGACAAGAAAGTAAACCAGTGCGTACCGCCAGTGTTGGTATCTGGATCGTATTCGCTTTCGCGAATCTCTTTCCCAAGCACTCGGTTGACAGGGGAAACGATAAACTGAAAATCTTTCGCCCAATCAATGATCTCCGGCTCTTTCTTTTTATCATCAGGGTATTGCCCACCGTTGATAAACCAAAACAGCTGTTTGATCGCTTCGTCGTAGTCGGGAATTGAATCAAAGTCAACAAAGAAGAGACGAAGGGCGGTATAAGCTCGTTCTTCGTCGCTGAGTTCTTCATCGTCCAGAACCTCGAATATCGTCAGTATCACTCGAAAGTCATACCGAACGGCAAAGCTCTGCCCGCTGATCTCTACGCTTTTAGGAAGTCCGTAACTCATACCGCCCTCCGATTAGTGCTTCTGCACTTTGTCGATGTACTTTTTGATCCTCGGATTCGTGAATTTCTGCTCACGCGAGAACGTACTGTCGATCTCATCCATAATGGCGAGCATAAAGTTGCACCATACAGGAACGCCTTCCGCCAAGGCGTAAACATTCCTGTCGCCGAAAAGGTCGTCTGCAATGGGTGCATCAAAGACAGAATTGATAATGTCCCGCATTTCGCGGTCTCTCTCTCTGGCAAAAGCAAAAATCTGCTTTTTATCACCCATCTTTTCGATCTGCGCCTTATATCCATCCTGCTTTTTGTCAAGGTCTTCAAAAGCAAGATACAGCTTTTCGACAAAATTGCTGTCGGTAGGGTTGAATGACACTTGGCACTTCCCGTTTACGGTATAAGTTACAAGGCCGTCGTCAAAATTAAGTTCCCGCATGATGCCCTCCTATTTATTCGCCCTCGGTAAACGTAACCGTATTGCCGGAGATAGCGGCAGTGCCGACCGTGCGCGTGCCGCCAAGCGTCACGTCGATTGGCATACCGATAAAGCCGCCACCCTCGCCGCCAAGGGAAGAGGGCTTGACCATGCAGGACGAATAGCGCTCCGCAAATACTGCGGTCTTTGCCGTGCCTGCATAAGCGTGGACAATCAGCACGTCCTGATTCGCCAGCGCCGCCGCGTTCTGCTCCTTGACCGCGAGATTCCAAACCTTGACGATGGCAGGATCGCCAGCGTCCAGATCAGACGGGTCAAAGGTCTGCGTGATGATGGGTTTCTTCATGGTCGTGCGCGTCGTGCCAAGAATATCCTTCGAGGAATCCTCCTGCCAGTCGTATTCCATGCTGGAATCTGTGACGCGTGTACCGAGGGGAGACCACGTGGGGGTTCCGGCTTCGCCCGTGTTGAGGTACGCGATCAGAAGTTCGCGATCTACGGTCTGCCCCGCCGTGGTGTTAAAGGTCATATCAGCCATTTTTAATCACCTCGTAGTTCATCTTCATAAGGATTTGATGATCCTCGTCACCGTTTTCATACACGGCAAAAAGAGAGGATCGCGTTGTCGGCTCAATGCGAATGACGCGGCGACCATCGCCAATGTCAGGCGGCGTTTCGTTTGCCGCCCAATCGCCCAAGGCGTTAAGCAGCTCGTCAGCTTTGAGCCGTTTGTCGTTGCTATTCCCCGGCTTCACGCGGTAGATGACCTTGAATTGGTATTCCGCCTGATATCCGCCGAGAATGTATTTTTGTACGATGTATGCCGCCTGAATCGTAGACAGCGCCATCGCCGCAGCATCAGCGGGAAGAAATTCGAACCGAATCAAATCGACCGGCTTGTCAGGAAACGTGTTTAACCACGCAAGCAGCTTTCGGGAGACTTGATCTTCTTCCGCTGCCGAGACTGTCTTTTTAACCTGTTCCGTACTTCTTCACCGCCTTTTCTGCTACACGCAGCCACTTGTCAAGATTTTGTGCCTTAGATGCTTCGCACCAATGAGCTTGAGCTTGTGGGTGGTGCTCGTGATAAAACACCAAATCTCGGTCAGACGCATGGAGTTTTGAGCCTTTTGGAAATTTAATTTGCAAATTGCCATGCTTATCGACAAACTTCATTGGCCCATTCCCGTTTTCGTCGACCATAACTTTCCCGTAATAGAGATATCGAGCATAAGGCCCCGGATAAATGATCTCATTTCCAATAACCTTTGTGCGCTCATTTAATGAGCCTGTACGAAACGGCACAAAAGGCTGCGTGTCTTTCTCCATCTGCTCGGCTAAGACGTGCTCTGCGCGCGTACACGCCTTTGCAACGGCAGTCCTTACAGCGTCCATTCCATCGGTATGAACGGAAAACTTGATGCCCATTACGCACCTCCGGCTTCCCAGTGCTGCATATCGGGGCTGCCGTAGTCCATCGCATCAACCTTGGTCACGTTGTAGCAATCGTCATGGCTCAGTACGACGGTCATGTCGTCCGAAACAAATTCACCCTTCACAAAGCACGTCATGCCACCGTTCCCCTTGTATGAGAGCGTCCACAGGCCGGACTTGTCCGCCGCCTTGAAAAACGATTGCGGGCCGATGTAAGTTTTCGGCTTACCTGTTACCCCGTCCACCGCTTCCACGGCGAACGGGATATACAGATTTACAGCGTCCGCGCTCTCAAGGCCGCTTTCGCGCACGTTGACCGCTTTGCTGGCTTGCAGCATCACACCACGCAGGATTGTGGTATAGACCTTTTCGACCTCATCAAGCGTCGCCGGGTCAGTCTCTTGCACGACGTTGTAAATCGTTACAGTGTGGGGGAACATGGACATGGCCCATACCCCCTCGCTTTTAGAAGTCCATACGGTGCAAGATACATCATGACCGCTTCGCGCTTTCTACTCTCGATAAGCTGCACATCCGTCGCAGACACATTTTTACTGTCAAAGCTGCGCGTCCACGCGCCTACCGTTTCGCTCGATACGGCGTGCTCAGTGTCCGTCGAGACCGCATTGAGTTTGTTGCTGTCTTGAATGATCTCAGCCAAAGCACACACAGCGTTTTTGACCGCATCCGCCGCATCGCCAAACGCATTCTTGGCTCGGCCCATCGTAACGTAATCTACATAAGCGGATGCTTTTACTGCAAGAGCCGGAAAGATATCTTCGGTCAGAGACCCACCCATGTAAACCGTTGCATAATAGATATAATCAGCGTACGCCATGCGCAGCCTCCTTTTCTGGCCCCTCCCCCACCGTCACGGCAAACCGTTCAGGCAGGGGAGGAGGTAACAGCTTACTTGCTCGTGTCAGACGCGATAAACAGGCCGTTCGGGTTGGGAACAACCGGGATGAACAGGCCGCTTGCCTTCGTCCAAACCGCAACGGGGTCAGGCGTAGCCCACTGGGTAACGGTAATGTACTGGTTGGCGCTCTTTTCGTTGTACTGGCCGTAATCAGCCTCTTCGGGAGTAACGCCCCACAGGCCTGCGCCGAAAGAAGCGGAAGTGCCGTTGGAGAGGAACGCGATCTTGTCATCGGGGAAGAAGCGCTTGGTGGTCTCCTTACCACTCGAAGTCTGCGTCTTATAGCGCAGGTCGTTCGTGGTAATGGTGCCAAAGCCGAACATGGACATAAACAGCGCACTGAGGCGGGCGGTCGGAACATACGTACCGACGCCAACGCTGCCGTAGATCATCGTCTGGATGCCCTTGTTGGACGACAGCTTGCGCAGAATCTTGTTGGAAAGCACAACCTCGGTAAGAGTGTTGCCGCTGTCCGCTGCATCATCGACGATCGCGCGAAGCTGACCGATGATATCCGCATCAGCGCTCAGATCGAGCTTGTAGCCGATATTGCTGGCGGGAACGCCGTAGTCGACCGTCATGTTAAGGTTGTTTTCCTTAATGGTCATCTTGCCGGTGGCGAGGACTTCCATCTTGGCGACCTCGGTGCGAACCTTGACCGCATCGGCCATCAGACGCATATCGTCAAAGACATAGCGCACAACGGCGTCATCGGCGTACACGCCGTTTTCGGTCAGCAGGCGGACGCGCTCGGTCTGGTTGATCTTGCGCTTGATGAGCAGCTTTTCAACTTCGGTCTTGTCGAACACAGGGCGAGAGCCAATCTCAGCCTCAGTATCGAAAGCGTGGACAGTTGCCATCACAGGAATGGTCGCGCCCGCAGCAAGGCGGAGATACTCAGCCTTGATGTTCTCGGTCTTCTGGTCGGGGAAAATGCGGTCGCCGATGTAGGCAGGACGCGCAACAGAAAGGTTCTGCGAAAATTCCAGACGCTCAGCGTCAGAAATAAGATTCAGAATATCAGCCATAGATTTTTACCTCCTTACTTAGCCGTTTGCAGTCCAGACGGGATACAGGGTCACGTCACCGGTCATTTCGACCTCAGAGACCGCCGCGCCGCCCTTGCTGGTGCTCCAACCGGTCTGGGTGTTGTTGCTCTTGGTCAGCGGATAGCTGGTGGACACCTTTGCAACAGAGCCATCAAAATAGCTGTTGGAATCCACAGGGACATCGCCGGTACCGTCATTCTTGTCGTAAGTCACGGTATAACCACGAGTAACGGCGGGCGCATCAACAAAGACGATGCCCTTGCCCTCAAGCGCGGTTTTTGCTGCCGAAGCAATATTCAGCCCATCAGAAAGGACGCGACCAGCCACGAGAACAGAACCGGGCATATTGCCGTTGGTCACGTCGACCGCTTCAAAAACGATACCTTCCGCACTGCTGTTGTTAGACGGGAAAACAGCGCCGGGAGCGACAGTTTTATAAATGCCATCCTGCACGCCAAGCGTCGCAGGAATTTCACGGGTTTTCAGCACGAGGCCGACTTCGCTTTCGAGAAAGTTCGGGCGCGCTGCGCCGGAAATGTTAGTCGCAAAAGACATACGTTAAATTCACTCCTTCGTTGTAGTCTGCGCATACTGCGCATTGAATTGTTTTGCGAACATTGCACCCTTGCCTTCGCTTGCAGGCGCGCCGCCGGTACCGACGGGCTTTGCAAAGCTCGGCGTGGGCTTGCTGGCCTGAAACGCGGACGGATCAGCTTCAGTCTGCGCCTTATGCCATTCATCAAAGCCATCAAGCACACCGTCTTTAAGCTCGAGGTGCTTTTCTTTGAGGTCGGCAAAATAGGCCTTTTCCGCAGCTTTTGAGGAAAACTTGATGCCCTTATCTGCAACAGCTTTTTTCATTGCATCGGCATAATCCCGGTCGGAAATCTGCGCTTTATAGTCGCCAGTATCCTTGTCGTACTTTTCCTGCAATTCTGAAAGCTGCTTCTTGATGGTCTCCACCGTTTCGCCGGTTCCTTTTTCCTCGTACTTCTTGTTTTTTTCTACTTCCGCGTCCAGTTTGGCTTGGACAGTTGAAAGCGCCTTTGTGATTCGCCTGTCAAACTCCGCCTTATAGATGGGGTCAGCCAGTATTTCATCAAAAGTCATGATTTCGTCTGCCATTTTTATTCTCCTTTTATTTCCACAGCGTCATTCCCCGCTGCGTATTACAAAAAAGAGCCAAACAACACGCTTTCGCGTAATGTTTGGCTCAAATTGCCACTTCTTTTGCCTCGATTGGCAAACGGATATATTTAATTACAGTCGCTTTCTGTTTTTAATGCTTCCCTTTTTTGCCGCGTCGTATTGTTCTTCTGTCCATCCGTACGCCTTACAAAACAAGGGCTTCCCCTTTTCCATCGCAGCATTGTAGTCTTTAACAGAATAGGACTTTGCGCTAACAAGTTTAATGGACGCGGGATCAAGCAGCGGCTCTCCATCGCTACCCACTCCGGAAACCTTACCGGTTACTCGATATTGATACTTGAACGGGTACTTAGGGCTTTCCCAAACGGATACGCCATCTTCTTTTTCCCCCGTCATGTGGTTAGTGGACACGCGCATAGTCCCATTCTTGAGATATTCAATCTCTTTAGGGTTATCGGTTCCTCGATAAAACTGCCCTTCCTTTTGATAGCCAGCAAGTCTAAGTGTCTCCGCTTCAATAATGCCGCTTATCTTGTAATATGTATCATTATTAAAATCGTGGTCTCTTAAGACAATTCGGCCATCAGATAAAATTGCGTTTACATTTTCGTCGCCGACATATTTCCCATTTAGAAATCCAGATACTTTAGGCGCTTTGTACACTTCAAATTCTCCACTTTCATTTTTGGGATTTGAAGCGTTTCACCGGTTTTTTCGCCAGTAAGTTTGTACTGGTCATCTTTTAATGCCTCGTAGCTTGTTCCGGTCGCCTTCCCCCAAACTCTGTGTTCGACCCCGTATTCGGCACTTGCTCCGGTATCGACGGTCTGCTTTTTGGAGGCCGCCGTTGATTTCTTTTTGAGATCTCCAAATTTCCCGCTCTCGCGCATTGCATCCGTTAGGCTTTGTCCGTCTTTAATAAACACGCGGCGACCGCCAATCGTGCGCCAAACTCCACTTTCGTCTGTCATACCAAGCCAACGCTCCTTGTCGAAAAATAAAAAAGAGCCAACCGACTACAAACATAGTCAGTTGGCTCTTCGTGCCACTTCCACGTGCTCGATTGCACTATGGGTGCTTATTTATTTGTGATTATTTTACCACATCACCGTGCGAAAGGGAAGAAGAATATCACTTTTTTAGCTCTTTTGCTTCGATAATTTGCGCTTTTACGCTTCCGTCTTTCATTTGCTTTAGCTGCACGCGCGCCCCAGATTCAAGCGCCCGTTCAATGGCAAATTTGAGTTTTTCATCGATCATATAGCACTTTTGTCCTTTCCCGTTGCAGCGGCAACCCCGCCGCTTCACTAAAAGCCTTATATTTGGCGATCAGTCTTACAAGTTTCGCTTCTGCGGCATAATATTCGTCCTTTTGCTCGCTTGCCTTATACGCTGTTACAAGCCTGTCCTGCTTGATAATCTGGCGCTCAACACGCCGTTGCATCTGCGTCGCCTCGTATGCGGTGTATTTCTTCCCGTCAAACTCGCAGCCGAGATCATCATCAATATGCTCAAGCTGCTCATCTGTATATGTGCGTTCGCTTACGCCCTCAACCCAAACGTTGCGGCGATGGCGGCAGTTTGCGCCCTCCAGCCCGTCCACAGCGCCAAGGCCGCACACCTCGTAGATGTTCGGGTAGATGTCACCTGCGCGAATACTGTATACCTTGCCTTGCCAATCCTTATGGCTCGACCACGGTGACGGCCCCGGCTTATCTCTCGCGCCAGCATGGGCGGAAACCTCGAAATGCGGAGTTTCGAGATACTGCGCCGACTGCTCCGTATATTTAGCGCAAATTTGATTTACGCCGGTCATCACGGCTCTGCGCACCGCCACATCGATTTGATCTCGATGGCCGCTTTCGTAGTCAACGACCTTCAAGCCGCTGTCCGCAAGCTGCTTTACCGCCGTCTTGATAGCTTGATTATAGTTGATTGCACCGCTCTGGATTTGCATTGTAGCGTTATCCAGCGCCCATTGGTACGCTTTTGCAGGTGAAAGCATCGTCCGCCCAGCGTCTACCAGAAAGCCCATAGATGCGGTTAGGTTGCGGAATGTATCATGGGCCTGCCGCTTAATTGCATCCACTGTAGCCGCGTCTACAAGCGTTTCCGGCTGCGTTACATGTGCAAGGTCGATGACTTCGGTGTAATACTTCTGGTTGCGCTCTACAACGTCATTAAGCAAACTATTTAGCTTTTGTTTGCTAATCCCTGCTGTTTTGCTAATCGCTTCTTCAATGCTTTTAAGGTCAATGCCGTGCATTCTCAGCGCTTGAATATCCTGCACCGTAACTTCATTGAGCTGATCTGCGAAGCCCAATCGGCTGCATATCTCGTCAAGCAGCGTGATTTCAAGCGCCCGGAACAGTTCTGCAAGTTCTTCCGGCAGCGCGTCAAGGACTTCCGGCTGAAACGGATATTTCATTTGCTCTCCTCCGTTTCACAATCTCGTCATAATGCGGCTTCACGCGGATTACATTCCAGTCGCATTCTTCCGGCACTTTTCCGTAAAATATCACCCATTCCGGCGAAAGCCGTTTCATCATTTCTTCGTAGCCGCGCAGGAACAACCGCTTGCTTTCCTTGTTCTGCTGTGTGCCTACCGAACTAACCGCAACAATTCCGCCAGCAGGCTCGCCATCAAAGCACCAATCATAGCTCTGCTCGTCGCTCCATGAAATCGTTGGATAAACCGTCATGCCGTGGAGCTGCCAGTATGCCGCCAGCCAGTGCTTGCGGTAGTGGTTGTATATCTGCATCGCAAGCGGCATATCTGTGTAGGTGGAGAAGTCCGGCGCGCACACCGCCGCAAACTGCGACAGTTTCGGAATGTACTTGACCGGCGTGTTCCAGTGCCTTACAAATTGATAATCGTCAATAAAGAAATGCACGATTTTATCTTCTGGGTTCTTTGCCGAAAGAAGATAGTTCCCCGGAACAAATTCCCCTTGTGGATACGCTTTGACCGGTTCAATCTGCGGAATATCGTACTTGCCCACGCCGGGGAATGTGAACTTGTCGAGATTTTCAAAGTTAATCATACCGGACGCCATGTACCGCTGCGCTTGTTAGCTCTGCGGTATTTCTTGCCGTTTACCGTAACTTCCAACGCGCCGGACTTTTGCGCTGTTACAAAGGCATTGGAAAACGCCTTGTTTTCTGCTGCTTTGCGGTTTTTACTGGACTGGTCACGCAATTTCCGCATGTAGCTATCCATTTCACCGCGCGCTCTTGCCGCTCTGTCTGCTGCGCTTCCTGTTTTCTGCGCCGTTGTCAGGCGCGCAGGCCCGCTTGCATAAGGATTGACTGCTCCTGCCGCCGTTTTGAGCGCCGTTGTTGCGAGAGTTGCCATCTGCCTTACTGCGTTCTTCTTTTCAGCGTCCGACAGCTCAAGCCCATTGATTTCAGCAGCGTTGCGCTCAAATGTGCGTCTGATAATATCGCCCATATCAGTGACAGACGCGGCGTTTGCTCGGTTAATATCCTGCTGTGACAAAAACCGAGCAAGGCTCATACCGCGCCCACGCCCAGATTCTCCGGCTCCAATGCCGCCACCAGCTCCACCTCTGCCGCCCATTACTCTACCTCCTGTTGCTGTTCAGTTACCATGTCCTGCGCCGTTGGTAGCGCAGCTTTCGCAGTATCTTCATCTTCGTTAAAGTATTTCGCTCGAAGTTCCCACGGGTTCATCACTCCGGCGCTTGTGAGTTGCAAATCTCGGGAAAATTCCTTGTCTTTGGTCTCCTGATCGTCAAGGATGCTGTCACCCCAATCGTAAGTGGCCTCATAATCTCCAGCAGGTGCCAACCCGTACAACGAAGCATACACGTCCATTGCGTAAATCAGGGAATCGAATGTATGTGCAAGCGCCGCCTGGATACTGCTAACCAGCACATACTTGCGCTGCTTGCTGCTTCGAATCTCAGTCGCGGTTTTTTCAATCGTTTGCGGGTCGGAAATATCTCCATAAGAAAGGCCAATATTAAATTCAACACGCCGAAGAGTATTCTGAAACCCGCGATAAATCGCATCATCCCTAATCTGCGGCTCGATGTGCTGGAAAAAATCTCCATTCGGAGAGAACGGGCCGATTTCAAACAGGCGCTTGTTGAACATATCCGCCGTGCTGGATGTTCCGTCCATCAACACCTTACGCTCGCTCGACTTATATTCCCAGCGCAGACGCTCCCACTGCTCATCCGCTTGCTTGATAAGCTCGACCGTCGCCGCATCGCCATAAATGGACATACCGCACATGCTGTTACTATCTGCAGTGTTGGCAATAGGCGGCTTAAAATAAGCAAACAATGGTCCGTCTACATTCTCGATGGCCACTTCCGGTTCAATATCCGCCCACTCCGGAATAGTTGTGAGTTGCGCGTCAGCGCCAACGGATCCAGCGGAATCACTGTAATATGCCTTGTTTTTGATGGTATAGGTCTTACTGTTTAACTCGTGTGATTCGAGCCTTACATAGTACGTTCCGTTTACTTTAACCGGCTTATCCTTAAAAACGCCGCCAATGCAGCGACCGGACGGGTCAAACTTTGTCGGCTGAAAGCCCGCAGCGCCGGTAACATCTACAAGCATATTGTCACCGTAAATATACGGCTTCAACGCCACACCACCAAGCGCAAGGCCGAGTTCTAATGCCCGATTAAAGTTTTCTTTTGCTGTCTGAAAATTTTCGTTCAGGTAATCTGCGCGCTTGCTGCCGGTGATGTTTGCTGTAAATTCAACCAGCGTCGGCCTTGCCACTTCTCGGCAAATCGCAGCGGGCAGGCCTACCGCTTTCACATCACAGTTTTGCCACGGTGGGGTATTGACCATCATCGCATACCACAAACCGATATGCTGTTCCATCGTAAGGCTTACGGCGGGAGATGCGCCAAATTCCCGCTCGGCGACCGCCTGCGGAAAGAAAAATCGTTTTACTGTATTTACAATGCCATTCACTAAGCCCATATTTTTATCTCCTCAACTTTACGGAGCTGCTTGCATACATAGGATTTTCAACTGCAATTTCTCGGCGCAGAACCGTCATAACAAAATACCTAACAGCGTCGAGGACGTGATCATTCTCTTTAATGACTTTATCTTCTGCCGCGTCCTTATCCCAGCTATAAAGCCCAAACTCATCAAAAGCGTGCGTGCAGCTTTCATGAAATTTGATTCGCCCCGATTTGATACACGCAGCCGTTAAACGGATCCCATCAAGAACATCGTTATTTGCTTTCCAAACAGCAAACTTCCCATGTCTACGGATGCACTCCGAAAATGACGCGGCGCTGGGGTCAATGACGATTCGCTCAACATTATATCCGTCTGCAAACCGTTCCAAATCTTGATAATATTCCTCGTCTGTCTTCTGCCGATTGGTGGCTCGCCCGCTGTGATAGTATTCTTTCTCCATTACAGCGCGGCCTTTATCCATGCGCCACAAACAAAAGACGGTAGGATTTTGCGTGCCGTAGTCGCAGGAAATATAATACTTTCCCGCGCCGCCCGTTTCGTTCGTGACGTTTACTTCTTTGGCAAACATCGGATATACCAGCCCCTCGGCCACTACCCACAGGCCGCGAATGTATCGGTCGTAGAACACGCCGGAAAACATTGCCTGATAGCGTTCCAGCGTCTTTTGAGACAAGCCGGGGTTGTCCGTCATTTCAAAATGCAGATACAGCGCGTTCCGCTCCTTGTTCCGCTGTATCCACTCTGTATAAAACCAGTGCTGCGGACTTCCCGGGTTGCAGGAAAACCACAGCTTTGCACCGTCTACGGAGCAGCGGGTCAATGCCTGTTCCACGAACGAGCGCGGCATCAACACCACCTCGTCCAGCAGCACACCCGCCAGCGTGCGGCCTTGGATCAGCGTATAGCTGGCCTCGTCCTTTCCGCCGAACACCTCAAAGTAATTCGTCACGGCGCCGCGCCGCACTTCCATCACCTTGTCGCCGCGCCGCCAGCGAATGATATAGCGCTCCTTCGCAAGGCTCATCGCTGTGAACGGCACGATGATGTTTTTGGTGCAGCTATCCACCGTGCGGCCACACACGCCGAAACGCTGACCGCTGAAATTCTCCATCGCCCAGCGGACGAACGCCCACATCATGATGGAGGTCTTGCCGGAACGCACGGCCCCGTCACAGATCAGCGCGTCATACTTGGAATAGGGGAAAGCAAGGATTTTTGCTTGTCGGTTAGACAGCGGCATATTCCCACCTATACCCTCCAGCAGACTGACGCTTACCCTTGCAACATTCACAAATCTTTGCGTTATTCGCTCCTGTCGCCCTTGAAGCACTCATTGCAGAATCCCAACAAGCAACAAATACACCGTCTTTTGTATATTGTTCGACAGCTCTCGCATTTACGTTGTCTCCGCCCATAAATCGTCCCTTGCGGGCGTCGGATACTTTTTTTCTTGCCTCGGCTGAAACGGTTTTCCCTCTATGTACGGAAATCATTTTTGTTCTGTATTCTTTGGATTGCCAAAGCCTTTTTGTTCGTTCCGAGAGTTGCTTTTTATATTCTGGCTTTGCATAAGACTTTTTAGCCTCTGCTATTTTCTTTTCTTTGTATTCTGTATTTTTATAGGCATTTTTTATGCCAGCGGACATTTTCTTTTTTGTTTCTTCGGAATGTTTTCCTGTACTATTCCCGCCGTTTTCTATGTTGTACCCTTTCTCCCTATTTGTGGAATCATATAAGGAAATCAGTTCAACTTCTTTTGTTTCTGCGTCTTCTTTACTCAATCCATCGAACAAAATAATATGTTCGATGTTATCCCATCCATATTTCATAATCGCATTAAAAATAAGCGGTTGCTTTCGATAGTGTTTTCCTTTGTTCCATCTGTATTCTGGCTTTTGGCAGGTAATCCCTATGTATACTTTCCCATTCGGAAAGCGATGCATATAAACTTTGTAATTTTCACTCATCGCTCTCAAGCTCCTTTGCCATTTCCTTTAGGCTCTGACTGAGCGCGTCTTCTTTCACCGTGTCGGCAGGGCTGCCGCCGATCATCGCCCACTTGTCGATCAGCGTTCCCATCGCCGTTGTGATTTGGCTGAGATTTGCCGCTGCCAGTTTCTCCGGGTCGTTGAGCATTTCAAGCCCCTTGCCGATGAACGAGCACACAAGGTCTTTGTGGTCGTTCATGTATTCCATCACATCGGCGGTGTTCTCTTCCTTTTTTTGCTCGCACTTTTCCACAATGTCGGCATTCGCCCGCACAAGGTTCTTAACCGTCGTTGCGGAAACGCCGTTGATTTTCGCTGTGGCGCAATAGTTGTTCGTCTGCACATAGTCCGCCAGTATTTTCTTTTTCTGCCGGTCTGTCAGACGCGCAGCCATTGTCACCACCTCAAATCAATTTTGCTACCAGCCCCCGCCCCTTGGCCTTACATAGCAGACTTTACCCGCCCCGAAGGGCAACAACGTGCCGCACTCTCAGGGCAGCGGCTCTCCTCTTTTGGCGCAGACAGCAGGGATTGAACCTGCATCGTCGCGAGCAATCCCGCCTTAATTGCCGCCGCTCTCCCAATTGAGCTATGTCTGCATATCGCGGGGGGCGGTGTGAAAAGATGAAAAGCACCGCGCCCCGCTATGGCGCAGGAGGTTTAACGCCATAAATGAGAGAACCGCAAAGGCTTTTACACCTCTGCGGCTCAATTCTCCCATAATTGCAATGCCCTGACTCACTTATAAGTGAGTTTTGCAAAATATTTTTATAAACTTTTTGGGTAGTCCGACCGCCCGAGCAGATAATCAATAGACACGCCAAAATAGTCAGCAATGCTTATCAGCGCGTCCATTGACGGTTTCTGCGTCCCCATCTCGTAGCGCTTGATTGTGTTGCGGTTCAGCCCGCACAGCTCAGATAACACGCAGCGTTTTAACTGATGGCGCTCGCGCAATCTCCGCAGCCGGTCAGGAAACGTGCTCATTCCTCACCCGCCTTGCGTCTCAACCTGTAGTTTTCCGTTTCCAGCTGATTAACCAAATCGTCACGAGACTTCAACTTCGCCCACAGCGCTTCAATCGTGATTTTCGCCTCGTCCAATGCTCGCAGTTGCCGGTCGATGTCCTTTTGATTCATCGCGCATATCCTTTCCGCAGTAAGGGCAAAAATTGCTCTCAGTGCTTGTTTTTAGTTTGCACGCTGGGCGCATGAACCGAAACGCCCAATCTGGCCACGGCGTACCATCATCACCACGGGTAATAACGACCCACTTACTCACGGCTCAGCGTTCTCTTGGCCCATGCCCACAGGTTTCGCCACGGGTGGGCTTCTGCGTAATTTGCGCGCTGCTCGGCATTGTATCGTCTATTACGCATTACATTAAGGGCCTCTTGCTTAGAAGCGCACTCATCGTTCGCCCGCCCAAGCGCCGCCTCGGTATCAGCGAGCTTATTTCGCAGCGCATCCGCGTCCGCTTTCAGATTCGCGATTTCGTTCTCACGGTTGATGGCCTCGCCGTTCATCTGGCTGATCTGCTCAGTCAGAGCGGCGTTCTTTCGCTGCATCGCCGCCTTTAAATTCGCATATTCGGCAATCAGATCATTCTTCTCGTCGATACAGTTTTTCAGCTCGATGATCTCTGCTTCAAGCGCCGCAGTCTTCTCCTGCGCGTCCTCCACCATCTTCGCCATCTGGTCTTTGGTGTACTTCTTTACATTGATGCTCATAATTTGGCTCCTTTCATTCGTAGTTGTTCTTCCCGTCCCCGGTCGCTCACGATGCTCACGACCTTTACGTCGCCGTATCGCTCAATGTCCATGGCGATGCGCTCCTTGATGCCCTGCGCGTCAGCGGCGGGGACGTTGGCTTTAATCGTGATCGTCAGCATGTGGTTCCTCCTTCGGCTCGCCGTAGCTGCAAAAGTCGTCTTGCTGCATCGGCTTCCCACTTAACGTGCAAAGAGCCTCGCCTGATGACACCGCAAAGCTATTGATATATGCATACTTGCAGTCCTTGCAACGCGTCACGACCGCCGGAAAGGCATTGCTGTCTCTCAGTCTTTTCGCCACAAAGGTTGCCCCACAATTTTCCGCGAAGGCGGCGGTCGTATCAGCGTCGATTAAGCGCATTGCTGTCACCTCCGTCCATCTTTGTGCCACAATGCGGGCAAAATTCAAACACCCCTGCATCATCATCAGCATTTTTGTAAGGCTCGTTGCGCAGACACCGTGAGCAAATGCGGTCGCGTTTTCCTGCAACAGAGACCCACTGTCCATGCACCACCGGCGCAACGTCAGCGGCGGGAATCGCCTTTATATCGGCGCAGATATTCCAAGCTACCGTGTCTCCACAAAAATCACTTTTCCGCAGACACTCTCTATACTGTTTATCACAAACGGTAACTGCCACTGCGCGCTTAATGTATTCATCCATTGTCAGCACCTCCTGTTCCACTTTTCGATGATAAATTTGGGTTCGCTATATACGCCACTTTCAAAATCACACTCTGGACAGTATATATAGCACTCTTCTGGGCTGTTGCCATCTACTGTTTCAAGTATTGCTTCTCCGCCGCAGAACGGGCAAGGTTTCAGGTCATACATCCTTCGTCGCCTCCACATAGCACCAGCTCTGAGGCGGGCGCTTGATTGTCCGTCCGTCACAGTCCATTTTGCTGTAGTTGTAATAAGGACAGGCACAGCAATCCGACTCGACTTTACATAGACCCTTGAACTCGCTCAGTTTCTTCGGCGTGTCGTAGATTTTCAGGTTAGAGATATGCCAGCCGTAGCCCTTTTGCGCGTGCAGATAGTCGTGCATATCTCTTAGACTAAGGCAGGATTGCCGCGCCACATCGTTTGTCGTCGGCTGATCCTCGCCTTTGACATAGTAACTGCCGCCGGGTGAGCGCGTTTCCAACTCATAAATGCGGTCGCACACAAACTCGCCGATTACCTTACCATTTCCAAGTGGGCAGTTCAGTGATTTCATCGACCCCGTATCTAAGTAGTCCTGCATCAGACGTTCCGGTGAAATAGGAATGTTCAGGTCAGGTCTACCGCTGGTGCAGTAGATATAGCACTTAAACGGCGTTTCCAGCTTCGGGCGCGTCTTTCGCACCTCATTGGTCTTTTCGCCGCTGCAAATTTTCTCGCACCACTTGGGACGTATGCTTATCATCACGGCCTTACTCATTTTGCTTTGCCCTCCGTCATCTCTTCCAAAATATCGATTAACAAAGACTGGATAGCGTCCAGCTTCGCATAAATCATTTCGTCATAAATTCCCGTTGCCATTTCGAATTTCCTCCAATTCTTTCTCCGCCGCCTCGCGGGTGAGGAATACGGTCTTGCCGAAGCCCTTTATCGATACTCCGTATTCCCTTCCGCGAGCGCCTATTGGCTCGATGCCAACAAAGCCAATCTCATTACCCAACCCGATCTGCTTAACCTCGCACTCGCTTATATGCTTGTCCGTGTCCAGTAAGGCAAACACCCGCTGGCCCACCTTGCACGGCAGAACTACCACGCGCCCGTCCTTGTCAGCCTCGGCCAGCTCGCGCAGGCGTTCGCAGCCGATCTCGTGTAGCTTCTTGCCCATCAGCCGCCCGAGCAGGATCACACCGTCGCTGCTGATCTTTTCTTCCTTGAGGATTTCGACCCCGCGCGGCGTCAGCCTTGTCGCCTCATAGGCGCGCAGGTCTTCCCGGTTCCTCAAATAATCCCGAATGAGCTGCTGCACCACGAATCGCCGTTCCATCGGCCATGCCGCGATCTGCTCTTGCAGCTTTTTCAATGCCTCGTCCGAAACCATCATTTCCTCCTGTTCCGCCGCGCATCCCTGCGCCGCTTCTTCTGTGTTCGTTTGCAATATCTTCCGAACGTCGCGTCCGACACCGCCAGCAGGCGATCCATCTTGCGCAGATCGCGCAGTGAAAAATAGGGATAGTCCATCATCCGTCAGCCCTCCTTGTCCTGCCACCCGCAGCTCGGGCATATGTAGGCGTCTTTCTCCGCGTTATAGAAGACGCGCGGCGAGTTACACGTCGGGCAGATGAAGATATCGCCCGCAAAACCCGGATCGCCCGGCGGCCCCGGTGGGTCTCTGTGCCCCCGCACGACTTCATCGCCGCGTCGCAGGAACTCTTTCAGCGTGCCGCCCCGCTTTTTCAGCCCCTCATCCATCTTCGTTAGCGCCTCGAGGCCCTGCTGCTGGAATTCGATCAAATCAGCCGCTTCCCGCATCGTTCTGCCGATGCAGCTCGTGCCGATCAGGCCTCTGTTGTGGCTCGGGCATTCGTTGCAGTTGTCGCTCGCGCAGCATCGCAGCGCCGTCAAAACCTCGTCACTTGTCATCGCTCTTGCCCTCCTTCGGCTTGGCGCGCTGTGCGATGCTGAGGCAGTCCGGCTTCAGGTCCTGCCATACCGGCGATTTCGGGTCTCCCACGGCCATCATCATGCTTGCCTTGAAGATCTCCGCCGCCGCTTTGTCTCTGCGCGCAAGCATACTGTAGATCGCCATGAGCAGGTAGGCCGATTCGGCGAGCAGGTCTCCCATTGACCCTTCGGCCGCCAGTTCCTTCACGTTTCCGTTTTCGTTCTTATAGCTCAACATGTCTGCACCCTCCTTAAAATTTGAAGCTCTCGCGGATGACCACGCCGCCGACGTTCGCCTCCGCCGTAAAATACCGATGGTTTTCGTTAATGTACACGATTCTCCCGTGTACCCCGCCTTTCTTGCCGAGCGCTGAGACGATCCCGTTCGACCCCTCCCAGCTCGTCGGCATCGAGCTATACGTTTCTCCGATCTGCATGCTCAATACCTCACTCCGATAAAATCCAGCACTCGGCCGTAGCCGAGGCCCTTTTCGCTTGGCTTCCACATCCCGTCAGCAGGATCGTAAGCCCCGCCGCCGATGCAGAAGTCATAGTGCTTAGGGTGTGTCTTCCGCATTCGTTCGAAGCGGTTTTCGCCCTTTTCAAGGTGCGCGCCGAACGCGCAGAACATGCACCCCGTGCGTTGGCAACCCGTGCAATGCAGTTTGCAGTCGATCAGCGTTTTGGTGTAGTCGTTCTCGCCGTCACTGGCCACAATGTCACCGTAGACGCTGGCGATAGGTAGCTCTCGGTCTACGATGAATCGCAGCACGTCCTGCTCCGTCCAGAAGCTCATGGGCTTAGATAAAGGACGCTTTTCTTCAAAGGCGTTGCAGCCGGTTTCGCGCCATTTTTGCATCCGCAGAAGACTTTCCTCCGCCATTGTTGCCATCGTGGGTTTGACATCTGCTCGGTGCTCATAGCTCTTTGATGGGGACTTTTTCATAATCCCACAGCACTTGTCTGATATGAGAAATGGAGCCGAAAGCAAATATCCCCACTTTTCACAGTTGTACATGCTCTTTTCCCCATCGGCGCGTAAGACTTCCCCACGCAATAGCTTCATACTTCGGCTATCTGGTGAACGCCGCGCAGTTTCTATCCGGTGCGCTACGTCTTTACCGATGATGCTGTACCCGCACTTCGTCACCACCTGTCGGATGTTCATCTTCGGACGCAGGCGTACAAGATTGACGGTCACGCGAGAAAACTCTTTCCGCAGCCAGTCGGCATACTCATTGACGAACTTCTGTATCTCCGGGTACTCCAGCCCAGTGTTCACGAACACCAGATTCAGCTCCCACGGCGGCGCCCTGAAACTCGACAGGTAACGCGCCGCCAAGTATGCCAGCACCGTGCTATCCTTACCGCCGGAGAACGACACATAGCACTTTCCGTTCCACGCGGTGTACCACTGGTCGAGCTTTTCGTAGGTCAGGATTTCTTTGTCTTCCAAATCGAGGGATAAAAGCTGTTTCGCTGCCTCTTTCGGAATCGGCTGATTGCTATACCCGGTCATGTTACTTTCTCCGGCCGCATTAGCGGCTTGAATACTGTCTGCACGCCCTGCATCTGTGGCGTCAGCCACACGCACCACATGACATCCATGAGCGGGCTTGCGCCCTTTTTACCGTCTCGCTCCTTGAAGAGGAAGTCCGGCCGCCATGTCAGCGGCAGAACGTAGCTCGGCGGGATCTCGCGGAAGAGCTGCGCCCGCTTCGCCGCGTGCCAATACTGCGCCTTGAGCAGCATCGCAAACGGCTTGCCAATCTCCGCCGCGTGGCGGATAAACTCGTCTGCCAGCGAAAACGGCGGATTCGTGATAATCCAGTCGGCCGCAGGCGCGTTTCCCGGCTGTCGAGTGGTCAGGAAGTCTATCCCGTCTCGGATATCCGTGCCGTAGACAGCCATCCCGCAGTTCGCCAGAGCTCGCACCATATCCCCTTGCCCACGGGCCGGTTCCCATATATCCGTCCCCGCTGGCAGCTTGAGAAAACGCATCAGCGCCACCGTTACCTCCGGCGGCGTCGGGTACAGGTCGGCCGCCTTGCGCGCCTTTGCCCCGTTCCCGCCCATGATCTGGCTCGCCTGAATGCTATTCATCGCACGCCACCTCCTGCACATAGCCCCAGCTTTGCGGCGCGCGCTTGATGTCATATGGCGCTGCGCCGAATCTCGTATTGCGCAGTCCGGTAAACTCGCTCAGTTCGCGCGTCTCGTCGTAGATGCGCAGATCGGAGATGTGCCAGCCGTAACCGTCGCCCCACGCGAGGTAATCATTCAGCATTTTAGGCGTCAAGCAGGCTGCATTGAGCAGCCCGCCGACGGGCGATGTGCGCATGGTGGCGGCGTCACAAATGCGAGTCTCCACTAAATTCGGAATGCCCGTGCACCCGATGTGCGTGATCCAGTCGATTCGGTCGCAGATAAACTCCCCGATGACCTTGCCGTGCTTCCCCCACGCCCCGAGCGCAACGCCGCCCTTCGTGCAGTAGATATAGCACTTAAACGGCGTTTCCAGCTTCGGGCGCGTCTTTCGCACCTCATTGGTCTTTTCGCCGCTGCAAATTTTCTCGCACCACTTGGGACGTATGCTTATCATCACGGCCTTACTCATTTTGCTTTGCCCTCCGTCATCTCTTCCAAAATATCGATTAACAAAGACTGGATAGCGTCCAGCTTCGCATAAATCATTTCGTCATAAATTCCCGTTGCCATTTCGAATTTCCTCCAATTCTTTCTCCGCCGCCTCGCGGGTGAGGAATACGGTCTTGCCGAAGCCCTTTATCGATACTCCGTATTCCCTTCCGCGAGCGCCTATTGGCTCGATGCCAACAAAGCCAATCTCATTACCCAACCCGATCTGCTTAACCTCGCACTCGCTTATATGCTTGTCCGTGTCCAGTAAGGCAAACACCCGCTGGCCCACCTTGCACGGCAGAACTACCACGCGCCCGTCCTTGTCAGCCTCGGCCAGCTCGCGCAGGCG